AGAGCACATCAGTATCCGGAACTGGGCAAATACATTTTTAGTAAAAAGGTTAGAGAAAAGACGGGGTTAAAATCATCAACAGCAAGAAGAACAAAAAAAGCAAACGGAAAATGGTCAGAACCAATGAGACTTTTTACTTATTAAAAAACACACTAACTGCCAATCGGCAGTTTTTGTTTGGAGTGAACACATGAGAAGTGCTGACTATTGGCGCAGACGATTTGAAGCCCTCGAAGCAATGACAACCGCATCCAGCGATCAAGCAATTCGTGACATGGAGCGCATATTCTCAAACGCACAAAGGGATTTGCAAAATCAAATCAGTGGATTCTATGATCGATTTGCCACCAACAATCAAATCGACCTTGCGGAAGCTAAACGGTTGTTGAACACGCGGGAGCTTGCAGAATTTAGATGGACGGTCGATGAGTATATCGACTTTGCGAAACGCAATACGGTAAGTGGTGCGTGGACACAACAGCTAACCAACGCATCCATCCGGCAGCGTGTATCACGGCTTGAAGCTTTGCAACTACAAAACCAACACACGCTTGAAAAGATGTTCGGCAATCAAGTTGATCAAATGGACGCGTTGATGAAAAAGCAGTTGTTGAACAATTACAACCATGCCATGTTCGAAATGCAAAAAGGGTTCAACGTTGGTTGGGATGTCGCCGGTATTCCGGAGCGTCAAATACAAGCGATTATGAACAGACCGTGGACAGTGGACAAGATGACCTTCTCGGATCGTATATGGCGCGACAAGGACAGATTGGTCAATGAGCTACAAGCACAACTGACACAAGGATTAATCGCCAACACATCAAAGCGCGTGCTGATCAGAAACATTGCGGATAAACTCGGCACATCACGGTCAAATGCTGCACGATTGGTACGAACAGAATCGGCAGCGATGGCATCAATCGCAGATGAACAGATGTATCGTGAGTTCGGTGTCGAGATGTTTGAGTTTTTAGCAACGCTCGATAAGCGTACATCGGAACAGTGCCGCGATATGGACGGCAGGGTTATCCGCATGGCAGACTTTGAAATCGGTGTAACTGCACCGCCATTACACCCATATTGCCGGAGTACAACCGTACCGTGGTTTGAAGATGACACCGGCGAACGCGCGGCAAGAGGTGAAGACGGTCAAACGTATTACGTACCAAGTGACATGACATACAAGCACTGGCACAGCAAACACGTTGAGCCGAATACATTCACAGAACACGATGCAGAAGTCGTGAACCGATACATCGGCGGCGAAGCGTTTGTGCTTAATGAAAAATTGAGAAACGGCATCCCACTAACACCGGATGAAAAGGATTGGACGGATCGGCTTAACCTTGCATTATCAAAACGTCCGGACTTTAACGGAACCGTCCACAGAGCAATATCAATTACAAACCGTGACAAGTTGACACAATTTGCGGATACCCATAAAATAGGTGATATTGTTGAATACCCCGCGTTCACTTCTTTTTCAAAATCAACAAACCATAATCCGGACGCGAACATACAATTACACGTACGCAGCCGAACTGGTAAGGATATATCAAGTATCAATACTATTGAGAGGGAAGTACTTTACCCAACAAACAGCAGATTTAAAGTTACAGCAAGACGTGTTGGAAATGGCGGTATTCATATTTTTGAGTTGGAGGAAGAATAATGGGCGAGAAAAAACCATTTTCCGATAAACGTTGGAACGATGATACGATTCCAAAAGTCGTAGGACACGTAACTTTAACAAAAGAAGAGCGCGAAGCGGCAGAAAAAAGAATGGATGGATACGTTAAGCTGCATGAAGAAGCACGCAAAAAGTATTTAGAAGAACAGGCAAAGAAAGAGTGATTGAATGGATTTATATTCGAGAGCACAAACCCGGATTAAGATGCTTGGTGGTTCTTTTAATAGCGATGATATAACAATGGTTTGTTTTGAAAAATCAATCCAACAAATCCGAGATTTTTGCAACATTAACGAAATTCCAAAAGAAACAGAAGTGTATGCGGCCGAATGGCTTGCTGCTGATTATCTGACCGAAACGGAAGGATATTCAAAACAGTGGGAGCGAATCAGAGCAGAAGCCGAAATCGGCTTGATTCGGTTCAGGCGCATGCGGTGGTAAACATAACCAATTTGTTATCAAGCATCTTACAGGCGTAAGGTGCTTTTTATATGCCGTCCATTGCGAACGTAATCGCAATAAATACAATAAGCCGACTACACGGCGTTAAAAAATGAGAGGAAGTAAAAAGCATGAAAAAAGCAGAATTATTGGCACTGGGTTTAACCGAGGATCAAGCGGTCGCAGTTGAAACCGCATCGGAAAAAGAACTGAAAGATTATGTTCCTTATTCGCGTTTTAAAGATGTCAACGATGAAAAAAACACGTTGAAAGAATCTTTAAAAGACCGTGACAAGCAGATTGATGATTTGAAAAACTCAACCGACATTGACGGTTTGAAAAAACAAATCGAAGAACTTCAATCCGCGAACACGAAGAAGGATAAAGAACACGAAGCAGCAATCAAAGCAATCCGCATTGAAACGGCACTGGATGCAGCACTCACCGGCGCGAAAGCGAAAAATGCCAAAGCGGTTAAAGCGTTGCTTGACTTGGAAAATGCCGACCTTGCAAAAGACGGCACCATCAAAGGATTGTCCGAACAAATAACAAAACTGGTAGAAGGTGAAGATACCAGTTTTTTGTTTGAATCCACCGAAACCCAAAAGCCGGTGATGAAGGGTGCAAAACCCGCAGATGTCGGAGTACAAAAACCGGGCACGAAAGTTGATTTTACAAAAATGAACTATGAAGAACTCGCCGCCTACATGGACGCGAACCCCGGTGCCAGTGTTTCCGATAAAATCGAATAACGAAAGGATTTTAAAACATGGCAAAATTTGATTTAAAAACATTTAACCCCGAAGCGTTCGGGGCTTATGTGAACATGATTCCTAAAACCCGCAGAAACGAACTTGTCCGATCCGGTGCAATCGCGGAAACAAGTCGGTTCCGACAGACTTTAAGTGCGCAGACAGGCGGTAACTACGCAACGTTCCCGATGTATGGACGTATTGGCGGTGATCCGCTCAATTACGATGGTCAAACGGACATCGTAGCAACCACCACAACCACGTTCGATCGCAGTGTCATTGTAATCGGTCGTGCGGCCGCATGGATTGAAAAAGACTTCTCCGAAGACATCACCGGCGGCGCAGGCTTCATGTCGAACGTGGCGCAGCAAGTTAGTGACTACTGGCAAGATGTTGATCAAGACACACTTCTTGCTACGCTCAACGGTATCTATTCCATGACCGGCACTGAAAATGAAGAATTTATCGAACGTCACACAATGGACATTTCGAGTGATGCAGAACCCAATATCGGTTTAACCACGCTCAACTCGTCCATTCAACGTGCCGGCGGTGACAACAAAAGTATTTTCAGCCTTGCGATTATGCACAGTTCCGTATCAACGAACCTTGAAAATATGCGTTTGTTTAAAAACCTCACAATGACCGATGTAAACGGTGTGACCCGTGATCTGGGTATGGCGACATGGAACGGTCGACTGGTACTGATTGATGACGGCATGCCTTTGATTGACATCGGCGGCGGTATTTACAGATACACAACATACGTGCTTGGAAGCGGTGCTTTTGAATTTGACAATGTTGGTGCTGAAGTACCTTATGAAATGGTACGCGATGCGAAAACAAACGGCGGTCAAACATCACTGGTAAGCCGTCAACGTAAAGTGTTCGCGCCGTACGGCATCAGCTTCACAAAACAAGACATGGCAACACTAAGTCCGACAAAAGCCGAACTTGAAACCGGTGGAAACTGGACGCTTGTAAACGATCGTAACGGCAAGTACATCGAACACAAAGCCATTCCGATTGCACGTATTATTTCAAGAGGTTAATCCTGTGACCTTTTACCATTCCGATGGGTTTTGGTACGCAGACACACCCGATACATTGCCACAAACCACTTTTCCCGCAAAAGTTCGTATCCTTTCAACGCATGAGGAAATGACTTTGCGGGAAAACGGTACGTGGGAGCGTACAGGGTTATGGAGCGGTAAAATCACATCCGGAATTAAAAATACACGCGACAGCGTAAAAATGAACGCGGGTGGCAGCAGTGACGGCGGCGGTAACGGTGAACCGCCGACATTGCCGCCGGGTATTTTACAACGCGCAGTACTGAATCCGGCTGATGCTGTTATTAGCACAGTGCGTGATGTACGCGAAATTGAGCGGCGTTTCTCTGATTTGCATTTCGGTGTACATCAATACATGCACGGAAAGTATAGATTACATCTTGACCGTGACATGGCTTTCCCAACAGATATATCACAAATAAAAGATGGCTTTAACGGCATACAAACCCATATAAGCGCACAAGGTGCAAGTGGGTGGATTAGTGATGTAATGACTGTTACAGCGTTTACATCGGTGCCTGTGGTGGTTGACGGCATGGCAACACACTTGGTGACCATAACCGGAACGGTACGCGGTACCATCCTCACAATGCATATCGGTATCGGGTACCAACCGAGTGTTGATGATATGCATACAGGACAATTAATCAACAATGCCGGTCACAGCAGCTTCACACACGGTGTTGTCTTAGAACATGAATTCACATGGTTCTCATCATCGTGGACAAACATCAACGTTGATCGTTCTGTACCGATCGTCAATACTTTATTTTTTGGTGAACACTTTGACATTGCGCATCCGGGAATCACAGCGGATTCTATGCTTGTGTATGATGTATCCGTCAATCTTAAAATTACAACAGATGAAATTTCAATCAACTGGGGTATTGACCTTGACAGCTTCCTCATTGTGTGGCGCGCAACATCATCCGGCTTCCGGGTTGGAAGCCCGGAATGGTTTGAATCGCACATGCTGCAAAGCGAAGAAACGCAAAGACACATTAAAGACAGAACGTACTCACAAACACGTTTTGACAACAACACATTGTCTTTCTCGCCGCATGAGTTCACGCAGCTTCAAGATAATGAATCTTGGTGGGGTTTTGAAGAAGATCCGGAATTCACCTATGAAGTTAAAGTCAACCATTTGTCAGTTATAAACACACTGCCGTAAGGAGCCTTGCACATGACACCGGACACGATGAAAGATTCAATTAAACAAAGACTTGCTTTCTTCGGTTACAAGTTCAATGCTATTCGTGATGATTTCGCGCTTGTATTCTTGATTGGTAAAGTTGAAAACACCATCAAGAACGAAACGAACTTGGATCAAGTCCCCGAAGGTTTGTATCATGTGGCGGTGGATATGGTCGTTGCCGAATTTCTTAAAGCCAAAAAGGCAAGCGGGGATTTAGGCGATTTTGACTATGACCTTAATGCTACGGCACTAACTAAAGAATCACAGGGCGATACTTCGTTTTCTTGGGGTGCTGATAAAGTCATGAGTGCCGAAGAACGACTTGATTATCTTATCGAACATCTGCTTAATTACGGTAAGTTACAATTTTTACGGTTTAGGCGGTTTGTATGGTAAGCCCGGCACGTGCTGCACTAAGACGCATGTGGGAGCATCTCTGTACTGTTTATGAATATCACCCGGTACTGCTTGAAAATAAGACAACCGTGCACAAAGAAGTTGTTGTCATTGAAGACGCACCGTGCCGGTTGTCTTTTTCATCACTCAAGCAAGCCAATCAGACAGAAACTGCCGCGCAGACACCGCAAGTCACAAAACTATTCATCGATGAAACGTTGGACATTAAAGCCGGCAGTAAAATCGTTGTAGATTGTCGCGGTCGTGAATTTGTATTCGGGTACAGCGGCGAAGCCGGTGTATTTGACCACCATCAAGAAATTATATTGATTCCGTGGAAGGGGTGGGCAACCAATGGGCAAAACGAAAATACGAACTGATTTTAAGCAATTTGATGCGTTTGTTAAAAACATGAACCGGTTGACCGAAGCTGATTTGTCTGAATTTTACAAAGAAGCAATAAAGGAAATCGCTTTAAGGTTTCTCCGTAAAGTACGCAAATACACTCCGTCTGATACCGGTGACTTGCGCAGACAATGGACAGTCGGCGATGTTGTACAAAACGGCAACACGTACAGCGTTGAAGTCTTTAACCCGTTGGAGTATGCACTCTATGTCGAAAAAGGACACAGAGGTGTAGCCATTCCGATGTCTAAGCCTGTAAAACGAAGTACAAAATGGCGTGTTATGCATACTGAAACACATTGGACCGAAGGTAAGTTTATGATGGAAATCTCAGTTGAAGAAGTTAACGCAGAAGTCGAGAAACTCATAAAAAACAAACTTAAAAAATTCATCGCATCAAAATTTAAGGGGTGATATTGTGGAAACCTTTAAGCCTTTAACGGCAATCCTTGATGGGATAAGTTTACAACTAAACAAGACCTTCGGGGATAGTTTCACAATCTACCCGGAAGAAGTTAAGCAGGGTCTAAAACAACCTTGCTTTTTTATTAAACTCATTAATCCAACAAACGAAATTGAACGTGATGTGATGTACATCAGAAACAACCGATACTGCATCCACTATTTTCCCGAAAGCACCAACCAACCAAAGGCAGAATGTGGACAGATGCTCGATGTTTTATATCTTGCAATGGAATACATCGAAGTTGCCGGGAACTTGGTGCGGGGGATTAACATGCGCGGAGAGATTCACGATGAGATTTTAATGTTCTACATTGATTACAACGTGCGTGTCCGCAAGGTTTACGATGTGGTACTCATGGAAGAGTTGGAAATGATTGAGTTTAGAACGAAAGGATGAAAAAGATGTCAAGAAAAACCAAAGATGAACAAACCGTTGATACTGCGGCAAATGATGTCGTAGATGTTGAAACAACCGAAACCGTTGATACTGCGGCAGTTGAACAGGGAGACGAGCCGGATGATGGCTTACCAAAGTTTTCTGTTGATCAACTGTTAAAGTCGTCAACATACTCACACAGGCGCGATTTGTTGCGCTCATTGCTTGATACCAATAAGCAATATTCGCACGCACAAATTGCCAACATCATGAAAGCTTTTAATGAAAAAGAGGTGACGTAAAATGGGTTTAGGCGGCGGCACATTTTTAGTGCAAAATAAAATTATCCCCGGTGCATATATCAACTTTGTCGCGCTCAACCGTGCGAACATGGTGTTCTCGGACAGAGGTGTTGCAACCATGCCGTACATCGGCGATTGGGGTGACAGTGATAATGTCATCGAAGTAACAAACAGGGACTTCCAAAGACACAGCCTGTGCATCTTCGGATACGACTTCACAC